GATGAAGATGGAAATAAGATATTTGATAGTTTCCTAAATACTAAATATGAAGTTGTAGACAATAGCATTATTTATCCACCAACTGGAATAGACTTCCATGACCTATCTATTGTCTTGCATTTAAATGTAAATGTAAATCAGATTTTAAAAAATCCTTTAGAGATTAAGACACTGCAGTTAGCATCGCAAGCACTTAATGATTCTGCTAATGAAATTGGCACTAGGTTTGGAACATCTATATATCCATATAAAAAGTCTGGTATCTACTATGATTATAAAACAGACAACCCGTTTAGCATATATAAGGGAAGTTCTCCATACTTGTATTTAACTAGAAATAGCGGTATCCAAGTAAGAGGAACCTTTGATCCAATAGTCAATAGAGGTCTTGCAATTCCTATTAATAAATCAATGTCTAGTGACTACAAGGTTATGGCTATGCAAATTGCATTAAGGTATGATCAAAGTTTTTTCCCATATGCTCCAACACAAATATTTGAGATTGAAAGTAAAAATGGAAACATAAAGTTTTTTATGGTTGCAGATAGCCCAAGTGGTCAACGAGCAAAGATCTATGCAATTAATGAAAACACTGGAGAACTTGAGAACGGAATTGTTTTTTACCTAAATGGCAAAGTTGTAAATGATCCAGTAATCACAACAAAAGAATGGTCTTTCTTGGGTATATCTTTTTCAAATCTTTTAAACTTTAATTCGATGGTTGGGTCTTTAAGAATCAATGGCCCACTTCTTGTTAACTTAATCTCTACCTATAAATCAACTAACTTACAAGAGGTTCAAAATGTTACAACTAGGCCATGGTTTAAGGTTAAGTATTCTGGTCCACTTGCTCTAAATTGGGACTTCTGGGATGTTGCTTATAAGTGGCAGGGCGTTCTTGTTTTGTCCTCTACATCATATTATGGTGCAAATCCAGGTGATATTTATAAGGCCTATTCTGGAACAAATAAGATCATTGTTGATGATTACAATGCTTCTGAGTCCAATCCAAAGGTTTTGACGTTTAAAAATTATGAGTATAACTTCTATAGTGAGGTTGAGTGGCAGACATCAACCCAAAATGCCGTATAATATGGTATACTTGTGGTTATGAATATGGAAAATCCAAACAAAAAGCGTAAAGCCTTGCCTAAAATGAAGGGGCAGGTTGGTGAATCTCGTGCAAAGATTATTGAAAAGCATTATGACTGGGGTCTATATGTTTACAAAAAGGCCAATGGAAAGTGGTTTACAGATGGTCATGGATCTGTTTTGAACATTGAGTCCATGAAGGGCGACATTATGCAGATCTCTAAACTCAAAGAAGCAGCAAAGTATTATGGTGATGAGGGAGATGGAACCTGTGTTTTTGTTCCAGGGCTTACAAGAATTTCAGAAGAAGAATACTCTGAACAAAAGCAAAGACTTTCAGAAGGATTGATTCCATCTATGAACGACCTTGGTGCATGGAAAGCAGCACAAGATACACATGATAAGTATGGAAGTGGCGACTAATGTCTGAAGACAATCAATATTTAATTGGTGCATCTATGGATGAAGCACTACAAGAGGCAGATCCATTTAAAGAGCAAGATCCATTTAATAAAACATGGGATGAACTAAAAGGTTTGTCTGGTTTGGACAATAACTTCAAGCGCCGTGCATCTAGAATTGCAAAGGGCGAAGTTACACCACAGTATATGGAAAGTGCACTTGCTGTAAGAAGCGGTAAAGATGGAGCAAAGTCAAAAGAGATTAACCCAGGAACTGTATACAGAAATGGTTATGGCCTCTTTGATGTAATTACTCCTCCATGGAACCTATATGAACTAGCAAGTTTTTATGATACTTCTTTTGCTAACCATGCTGCCATTGATGCAAAGGTAGAAAACATTGTTGGGCTTGGTTATGACTTTGAGATCTCTCCTCGTACAATGCTGAAGTTAGAAGCAGCACAGGCTAAGACTGCAGAAAATGCTCGTAAGAGAATTGAACGTGCCAAGGTTGAACTAACTGACTGGCTTGAAAGTTTGAATCAGGAAGATTCTTTTACAACAATTATGGAAAAGGTTTATACAGATGTTCAAGCAACAGGAAATGGATACATTGAAGTTGGTAGAACAGTTAAGGGACAGATTGGCTACATTGGTCATATCCCAGCAGTCACTATGAGAGTCCGTAGATTGCGTGATGGCTTTGTACAAGTAATTGGAAACAAGGTTGTATATTTCCGTAACTTTGGTGCAACAAATCCAAACCCAGTTACAGCAGATAACCGACCTAACGAAATTATTCACTTTAGAGAATACTCACCACTAAACACTTTCTATGGTGTCCCAGATATTATTTCTGCAATCACAGCGCTCCAAGGAGACATGCTTGCATCACAGTACAACATCGATTACTTTAGCAACAAAGCAGTTCCACGATATGTTGTAACTCTTAAGGGTGCAAAACTTTCTGGTGAAGCAGAAGACAAGATGTTTAGATTTTTGCAAACTGGTATGAAGGGTCAAAACCACAGAACACTTTACATTCCATTGCCAGGAGACTCTGACACAAATAAGGTTGAGTTCAAGATGGAGCCAATTGAAAACGGTGTTCAAGAAGGATCATTTGAAAAGTACCGTAAGCAAAACCGTGATGATATTTTAGTAGCACATCAAGTACCACTTTCAAAACTTGGTGGTTCTGATTCATCTGCTATTGCAGCAGCACTAGCACAGGATAGAACTTTTAAGGAGCAGGTTGCACGACCAGCACAGAGAGAACTTGAGAAGCCTATCAATAAGATTATTCGTGAACAAACTGATATCCTTCAGTTTAAGTTTAATGAACTTACACTCACAGATGAGATTGCACAGTCTCAAATTCTTGAACGATATGTTAAGAATCAGATCATGGTTCCTAATGAGGCAAGAACAATTTTGCGTATGCCTCAGCGTGATGGTGGCGATCAGCCACTAGAACTCAAGCCACAGCAGGCTGCTGATGCAACAGCAAACAGAGAACGAGATGGGCAAAGAACAAATAATAATTCGGATAGTTCTTCAACAGTATCTGGTAGAAACCCAAAGGGCGAAGGACGAAAGTCTGACGAACTGTCTGAATTGTCCGAATAGTAAGATATTGTAAAAAAGGGGTTTATAATATAATGGTGAGCAATCTAACCAAGGCCCATTGGAATTCTGATGGGGACAATTTACGTCTTTCAATGCCTTTTGCTAAGGTAGACAAGGAAAGACGTATCGTATCAGGTTTTGCATCTTTAGATAATATTGATAAGCAAGACGACATTGTAACAGCAGAAGCATCAATGGATGCGTTTGCAAGATTTCGTGGAAACATTCGTGAAATGCATCAGCCACTTGCAGTCGGCAAGATGGTTTCTTTTAAAGAAGATAAGTACTTTGATCCAGAATCTAAGAAATTTTATTCTGGTGTTTTTGTTTCTGCATATGTTTCAAAGGGTGCACAAGATACTTGGGAAAAGGTTCTTGATGGAACACTAACTGGTTTTTCTATCGGCGGTAGAATGAACAAGTGGGACGATGCTTATGACGAGAAATCAGATAAGTCAATTAGAGTCATCAAGCACTATGATCTTGTTGAGTTGAGTCTTGTAGATTCCCCAGCAAATCAGTTTGCAAATATTGTTTCTGTTGAAAAGGTTGATGGTGTTGATGTCATCAAGGCAGATGAAACAGTATTAGAAAATGTTTTTTATGATAAAGAGGCTGGACTTGTTTTGGTTTCAGAAAATGAATCAGAGACAAATCCAGTAACAGGATCACAGATGGAAAATATAGGTTTCGTTGAAAAAACGGATAACGAAAAAACAGAAATGATAAAGTTCTTAGTTGATAGTGCTAAAGGCATTAATACTTCTAAGATTAACAAGGAGGTCAATCCTATGACAGAAACAACAAACGAAGTAGTAGAAGAAATCGTTGAGAAATCAGATGCTACAGTTGCAGAAGCACAGGTCGCTCCAGAGGCTCTTGTCGAAGAATCAACAGATGCAGAAAAGGCTATGAAGCCACATGCAGATGAAGAGACTCCAGCAGAAGATGCTAGCGAAAAGCCAGCAGATGAAATGGAAGAAGACAAAGCAAAGAAGTCAGATGATGTTGCAGCAGTTGTTGCAGATATCAAGGACAATCTTACAACAGCCTTTAGCGATCTATTATCAACAGTAAAGTCTTTGCAGGCAGAAGTAGAACTTCTAAAGTCTACAAAGGTCGACGTTGATGCAGTAAAGGATTCATTCGATGCAGTTGCAAAAGACATTGCTTCAGCGAGAGATGAATTTAATGAATTTGGTAAGCGTGTAGATGCTGTAGAAGCGGATACTGCTTTCCGAAAGTCTGGTGATCTCGGTGAGATTATCCAGGATCAACCTGAAATGGTTGAAAAATCCCTATGGGGCGGACGTTTCCTCAAAACAACCGATCTATTCAATTAGAAAATCACTTGGAGGTGAAATAAATGTCAGAAGAAATTAAGAAGAATCAACCAGGTACATCTGGTAACATCGGTGGAACTGCACCAGGACTCTATCAGGGTCAGGGAGCATTTGCATCAGGATCAGACGCAGCAGTAAACGTACCAGGTAACTACACTGATGGTGGCGTACTAGGAAATATTCCTACAGCACTCTCAGGAGTAACATCAGGACCAAATGCAGTAAATCCTTCAGGTGAGGCCGCTAGCGGAATCCTTCGCCCTGAACAAGCACGTCAATTTATTGATTACGTGTGGGATGCAACTGTACTCGCTCAAGACGGACGTAGAGTCACGATGAGAGCAAACACCATGGAACTTGAAAAGGTAAACGTTGGTGAGCGTGTTATTCGTTCGGCTGCACAAGCAATCGGAGATTACACAAACGCTGGAGCAACCTTCTCAAAGGTAGAACTTACAACAAAGAAGATTCGCCTTGACTGGGAAGTAACAGCAGAAGCACTTGAAGATAACATCGAAGGTGCAGCACTTGAAGATCACATCGTTCGTCTTATGACAAACGCATTCGGTAACGATATCGAAGATCTTGCTATCAATGGTACAGGAGACTCTGATGACGGAGCATTCCTTGGTATCATGAACGGTTTCGTAAACCGTGTAAAGACTGAAGGAGACGCTCACGAATCAGTAGTAACTGTTTCAAATGGTGGATGGACTCCAGAAGTTATGCAGAACATTATCCTAGCAATGCCACGTAAGTACCGTGCACTTAAGAATAACCTTAAGTTCTACGCAGGTACAGATGTGTTCCAAGGTATCGTTAAGAACAACGGTACACTTGCAGATGCAATCGCAGAAGCATTTGGATCACACGCAGGCGCAGCAGGTACACCTGCAAACCGTCAAGCATACCTTGATGGAAATGCACAGACATTCGGTGGAGCACGTACAACTCGTGTCCTCGGAATCGACGTACAGGAAGTTCCATACTACCCTGCAGGATATGTCGACTTGACATTCCCACAGAACCGTGTATGGGGATTCCAGCGTGACATCACTGTCAACCGTGAATACAAGCCAAAGAAGGACACTGTAGAATACACAGTCTTCGTTCGCTTCGGTATTCAGTGGGAAGAGCAGGATGCTATCGCATTCGCTGACGCTGCATCAGATTCATAATCTGCCACAGTAACGATTTGGGGGAGTAGGAGTTAACGCTCCTGCTCCCCTTATCAATTTGATGATATAATACTATTTAGGAGGAATAAAAATGGAAAATTTGAATAATCCAGTTGAAGAAGAAAAGATTGATGCTCCTGTTGAAACTGTTGAAGCACCAATTGTTGAAGAAGTAACTCCAGAACCAGTACAGGTTGAAGAGGCACCAGCAGTTGTTGAAGCACCAGAAGCAGAAGAGCAAGCAGTTGTAGGAACAGATGCTTTCGCTCCTTCAACCGCAGAAATGCAGGCAGTTGGATCAGTAGCAGACGGAGCAATCGGTGTTGCTACAACCCCACGCCCAGTAAAGAAGACAGCATCTTCAAAGAAGAAGGCTGTACAGGAAACTGTTGCAATTCATTCTACAAAGAATGTTTCATGGCCAGGAGTAGGCAAGGTCTACAAGGGCTATAACATTGTTGAAAAGGCTGCTGCAGATCAATGGCTAACACGCTCATATATCCGCACTGCAACACCACAGGAGATTGCCAAGGAATTTGGTAAGTAACAGATGGAAGTATTGAGAGTTCCACCTTATCCTATTACAACTAAATGGACATTGCCTATAGCAAACTATACATATGTACAGGTAGTTGAGGATTTGGTGGACCACTCAGTAGAAGAGGTTGAAGTAACCTCAGACGCTAATGGTGTTGTAGAGTATATCCTGCCATTGGCTAAAGTACAGTTTGATCGTAAGTTTTTAATTAAGTTTTATGACTCAGAGCATGAGCACACTCTCTATGAAGAAAACCTAGATGTAATTAGGCCATACACAGATCCATCCAAACTTGGAAGTACTGCTTCAGAGATTCAAGAATACAAGACGCTAGAAATGGTTGCTCGTTCTATTATTGATACAGCAATTGTGGATGGTTTTTATAATAGCAAGCACATCGTTCAACGAGTTGCAGAGGGTGCAGATTATTTTTCAATTTGGGAAGATATAAACAAGGTCCTTAAGGTATATGAGAATAACGTATTGATTTATGATGTCGATCAGCCAGGGCTAACAGAGTTTGACTTTAGAGTTACATTTGATAATTCTGCAATTGAAAGAGTAATTGCAGACCCATATAATAGATCTGAGCAAGGCGCTCAGCAATATCCAAGAGCATACGGAGACTTGGGCTATTCAGCAGGATCAATCGCAGTTGGATTCCCACGTGGCTGGGACTACACATTTGTTCTTGACATTGGATATAAAACAATTCCAGCAGATGTAGAGTATGCAACAAAGTTGCTTATTGAAGATCTCAAGTGCGGAAAACTAGATTACTATACACGCTATGTCTCTTCTTATAACTCAGATCAGTTTAAGATTCAGTTTGATAAAAAAATGTTTGAAGGAACTGGCAATATGATTGTTGACAAGATTTTGGATAAGTATACAGTCACAATCCCTAAGCCAGGATTGATCTAATGCAATGCGAGGGAAAAGACTTCATGTTCCCTATGCAGGTAGATGTTTTCTATCCTACAGTTGAACAAGGGGCATACGGCAACGTTAAGAAGCAGTGGATGCTTAATAAGACTATTGCTTGTCACTTCACTACTGCAGGTCTTAAAGCAAAAGAAGAAATTATTCCAAACGTAAATATTACACAAGACACAATGCTTATTGGCAGAGTTAAGTCAGATATCAGAGTTTCTAATCTAGACTCAGGCACATCACTAACCAACGTTGTTCTAACTAACATTCAAGACAGAAACTGCAATAGCATCTACATGGAGACTTCTGGAGTTCGTGCAGGAAAGCCAACAATCTTTGAGGTAGCCTCACAGGAGCCTTTTGTAGGCCCTTTCGGTGGCGTAGAATACTACAAGTTGGTATTGCGTCGCTCTGAAAATCAGGCGGTAGACATATGATATCAATCAAGATTAATGATAACAATCTAATGAGAGATCTTAACAATATTATAGATTACTCATTTGGTTTTTTAGAAGGAATCAATAAAGGCAAAAGAGTCTTCCTTGATAACCTTGGTAAAGATGTTGCAGAATTAGTTAAAGAATATATTGACTCATCAGCAAGAGTAAACCCTACCAGATTGCACCATGTGTATGAGTGGTATGAGACAGGTAGCCCAAGTGCTAGACTGTTTGATATTGACTACACGATAAGCAATCTTGGTCTTTCTTTTAAGTCGACATTTTCTCAATCAAGAAGTGTCAAGAATGGGTCAACTACTGCATTCTATGACAAGGCAAGAATTATGGAAGACGGTATTCCAGTAACAATAAGACCAGTTAATGCAAAGGTTTTAAACTTTGAAATAGATGGCGAAGAGGTTTTTACAAAGGGTCCAGTAGTTGTTGAAAATCCTGGAGGAGATACACAGGGAGGATTTGAATCTGTTATGGATCAATTCTTTAGTCAATACTTTACACAGGCATTTTTACGCAAGTCTGGTGCACTGTCTGAATTAGAAAATGCACAAATATACAAGAATAATTTTGCTTCAGGTGCACGACAAGGGAAAAGAAAGGGCATTGAAACTGGCTACCGCTGGATAGTAAATGCAAAGGTATCATAATGGCTGCAATACACTATCCACCAGCATTTATTAATGCATACTTACAGGACAAGGTTTCAGAGTTTTTTAAAGATAATCCATTGGATGGGTTTGATGGAGATCTTACATTTCCATTTTTTCCAACAAGCCCTACAGATATATCAGCGCTAACAGAGCGATTTGAAGCAAACGATAAGTTTGCTGTATACGATAGAATGCTAAAGATGAGAAGGTCTCCATTTCCACACATTAAGTGTGAGCAAATGCTATATTATTTTTATGCAACAGGTCCAAACCCAATACCGTTTATTATTGAGTTAACTCAGCAAATTCAGGACTTGCTAGACAGAGAAGATGAGTCTGCTGAAGAGATTAATGCTTGGATAAAGCAAAAGCAAAAGTCATCAAATCCCTTAAAAAATGATAATGGGGAGATTCTGCCACATGTATATTTTCATAAGTTTAAGGTTTATCAACTACAGGAGACCCGTGATATTATTGATTTTGGAACAGCCAGAACCTTTGCTGGGAACAAGGTCATTATAGACTATGATTGGCATAAGTCATAATAAACGCTGTTATAATTGGTAGTGAGGAAACAAACGCCTTTATTTCAAACAGAAAAAAGAGGTGAAAACTATGGCATATACAAGAGGTAACAGTTCTCAGATTATCGTAGGAGCAGCAGCGCTGTTCGCATACGAAGATGGAGAGTTATCAACACTACCAGCATATGTAGACGGCACATCTTACAAGGATACCCTTGAAGATCATGACGATTTCCGCAACGTCGGATATACATCTAATGGTTTAGAAATTACGTTCCAACCAGACTTCGCAGAAGTTTCAGTTGACCAAGTCCTTGACGCAGCAAAACTGTTCAAGCAAGGAATGCAAGTTAACC